GCCACGGGGCTGTCCTCCATGCCCTCGTGGCCGAGGACGTGGCGCTCCATGTCGGTGATGACGGAGAGGACGTGTGTGCGTGAGACGTGCGAGCCCTGCTCGCGCTCTATCTGGTCGGCGATGTCGGCGAGCATTATCCCCCAGCAGTCTTTGCACGGCACGTCCGGGCAATGCTCAACCGGGCACCCTCTCTTCCTCGCCTGCTCAGAGACCTTCCGCAGCCTGTCGATGCCGGTCATGCCTCCACCTCTCTCCTCGCCGCCTTTCGCAGCGTCTCGTAGCTCACGCCGCACTCCGCCGCCACGACGGCCATGGGCGCGCCGCGACCCACCAGCCACACGGCGTGGCGCATGGTCTCGCGGCGCTCCTCGCGCTCCCAGTCGCTCTCGCCGGGCCTCACGCGCCTTCCCTTCACCGTCCACATCACGAGGCCACCACCGTCTCGCGGAGCCCACGGGCAACGTCCTCGACGTGGGCGACCATCTCGGCGAGCTGCTCGCCCGTCCACTCTGTCGCGTCGTCGCGCAGCGCGTACTCGAAGACTCGATTGAGCGCCATGCCGACGCTCTGGAAGTACTCGTCTAGGCGCACCCACTTGGGCTCCGTGCCCTTGGTCCTCGCGTTCCTGGGGTCCGGCGCGCGGAACTCGTACAGGCACCAGTTGCGCCTGTCGTAGGGTCGCAGCTGCCACTTGCCTCCGAACGTGATTGTCATGTGCTCTACCTCCATCGGTCTTAATTGCCTCTCTCGCGTCGCTGAGCGACGACAGAGGCCCGATTACAATGTGTCTGGACTACTTGCCCGCATGCGTACCTTGAGAGCCAGAATCGCTGTCTGGAGGACGCCGCCTCTTCCTCGGCCCGTAACGCCTGTCTGGAGGGCGCGAGAGCGTCACCTTGACGCACTCCTCGCGCCAGAGGCACCCCATGCAGTCGGCCTCACCGAAGCAGGGCGGCACCGTCGAGTGCGACACGCCGCGCATCACTCCGCATCGCCCCCCGCCGCCGCGACGGCGCAGAGCACGAGCCAGAGGCCCGCGCCCCACGCCACGGCCTCGTACGCGAACGGCCAGCCGGAGAGCAGCATCTGGCACGCCGCCCAGCAGCACGCGAGCCCTGCCGCCGCGAGCGCGAGCGCCGGGGCCGTCATCTCGCACCACCGGACGCCCGCCTCGCTATCGCGCGCGGCCCGACCATCCTCAGCACTGAGCGCTCGGACACGCCGAGCCTCCCCGCGATGTAGCGCAGGCTGTACCCGCGCCGCCAGAGGTCGCGGGCGAGGGCGCGGGCGTCGTTGGCGGGGCGGTCGTTGCGGTCCATGAGCACTCCCTTCTCCTTGCGTTTTGATCTGTCATCGGATTTGGGCTCCGAGGCGCCCTGTTCCCCGTGGGGTCCGGGGGCCAGCCATCTGAGGCCCCCGACCCCCGGGGGAACGTGGCGAAGCCAATGGGGTGGGTCCGACCACCACATATAAGGACGGTGTACGGAGCCTCCGAAATCCGGTGTACGGAGCCTCCGAAATCCGGTGTACGGAGCCTCCCGAAATTGCGGTTTCGGAGTCTGCGGAGGCAAGTAAGCCTTTAATCCTCCGCCAGCACCACGATGCCGTCGGAGCGCTCCTGCTTGTGGTAGCGGAACCTCGCCGACTCCTTCCTCTTGTTGGCCGGCGATGCCCAGCGGTCGAGGCTCTTCTTCGTCACCTTCGACTCGCGCACCTCGTCCGGGCGCATGGCTGAGAGCCACGAGAAGACCGCCGATGACGTAGGGGCGGCGCCGTCGGAAGACAGCGCGTCTATGGCCTCGGCGCACAATTCGTTGATGGCCGTCCACCTCTCATCAGCCGCCGAGCGCCGGGCCTCGTTCGCCGCCGCGGTGAGCTCGCTCTGGGTAGGCATCTCGCCGACCACGCGGAATTCGGACAGCTCGTCGGTGACCACGTGGAGCGGCCACTCGAAGAGCACGTCGCGCGGAGGCGGCGTCTCGAACTCGCGCAGGGTGTAGCTGATTCGGTATGCGCTCGCGTGCCGCTCGTGGGCGGTACCGTCTGACCCTTCCACGCGGTACGCCAGCCGGTCGCGCATATCGGACGGAACGGCGATTGGCGACATGTCGAGCATCGCGTCCGGGTCTCGGGCGAACACCCCTGAGCCGGACGCTCGGTCTATCGCTCCCCGGCGTCCTGCTTCTCCCTTGGCGTGGTGGTGCGCGTAGAACACCGCGCATTTGAGCGACTCCGCGATGACGTCGAACTGGTTGGTGAAGTTTGCCATGTCAGATGCGCTGTTCTCGTCACCTGTCAGCACCTTGTAGATCGGGTCGATGATGACGAGCCGATATCCGCGGTCCTGGGCCTTGCGCACGAGCATGGGCGTCAGGCGGTCCATCGGAGCGACGTGCCCGCGCAGGCACCAGACGTCAACGTCGGAGAGCTCGCGTAGGAGCGCCGAGCGGTCAGAGGGCACCTCCTCCCCGCGCAGCCTCTTGGCCGCCGCGTAGCTGTCTGCCATGCGGTGGTAGAAGCTGGGCTGCTGTATCTCCATGTTGACGTAGAGCACACGACCTGCGGCGCACCTGTGGCCCATCCACTCCCACCCGCGCGCCACGGCGATGGCGAGCTCGATGAGCGCGAAAGACTTGCCCGCCTTGGACGGGCCGACGAGCATCCCCTTCTGACCGTCGCGCAGCACACCGTGGATGAGCTGCGGGGCGAGGTCCGGCATCCTGCCGACCGACGCAAGCGATACGATGTCGGGAAGGCCGGACGCCTCCTCGGCCACCCAGTCCTGCCACTCGTCCCACGTGCGCGGCGCGTCGCCGGGACCGGCCTGCACGAGGCGCTGCCAGCCGTCCCCCCTCTTGAAGCCGGGCAGGCGCGACAGGCGCGACGGGTTGCGGTTCTGCTCGTCGCACGAGAAGCCGGACTGGCGGCAGAACTCGTAGAGGGCCTGCACGCGCTGCTTGTACTCACGCCGGTCCGCCGCGTCGACGTGGACGATGGCGTGGACAGACTTCCCGCCGCTCGTGACGATGGCGGCCACCGGGAGGCGCATCTCGTGGATCATGGCGAGCTGCTTGCCGATTGGCATGGTGTCCGACTCGACCAGGGCGTATCGGAAGTCGCTCACGTGGTTGTCGGATGCCCCCTGCCCATCCAGCGGGTTGATGCGGACCCACGCGCCCGCCTCGGGGTGGAGGGTTCCGAACGTGTAGTCCAGCCTGCCGGAGTTCTTGCGGATGCTGTTGACCAGCTCGTCGCGCGTCCGGCTGTAGTCCCCGGAGCCGCACGGCTTCCACTTCCCGTCGGCGTCCTTGGCGGCCTGCGTCGTGACGTAGCCCACGCGCTCGTCGGGCTCGAAGAGCGCGGTCAGGTAGTCAACCACCTCGGACTCCGGGTCGGCGGGGGCGTCGGTAGGCACCTCCTCCTCGCCAACGTCGCGCGGGTCCACCTTGGAGACGGTGATGGGCGCCACCTCCGGCGCGTCCCCAGGCCTGTCGGCGGTCCTCACGCTGTCATCCCACCCGAAGGCGCCGTCCCGGCGCGGGGTGGACCAGCCGCGGTCGTAGGCCATCTGGAAGACCGTCCGCGCGGTCACCTCATCGTCGCGCTCGCCGAAGCTGCGCCACTTCCTGCGGCACTCGCCCTCGTGGTATCGCGCCGGGTCGCGGGCGCTCCATGCGTCCCACTCCTCGCACGAGAGGCCCTCGCGCTGGAGGGCCATGCCGACCTGCGCCCACTCGTCGTAGCTGAGGCCGGACGGGTCTATCGCATCGAGTGCCGACCGCAGCTCGTCAGCGCCCGCCATAGCGCTTCACGCCCGCCGCGTCGAAGAGGTTCCTTCCGATCTCTCGCACGTAGTGGTTGCCGTCCCATGCGCCGCACAGCGGGCACCCGTACGGGCCCTCCGACGCCATGATGCCGACGCCGTCGCACGCTCGGCATCGATTCAGGAAGATGTCGAGCCCGTCGAACAGGCCGCTCTGCCCGATTCCGTGCATGAACCCCTGCCCGTCCACGGCGAGAAGCGTCGGCCTGGCCTCGCGGTCGAAATCGTCCCATTCGGCGCAGCGGGCCTCGCGGAAGAATGCCAGGGCGTTGCGAGCGTGCCTATCGTCCCATACGCCCGCCACCTCGACGTAGCAGAGCATGTCAGGCAGATAGAAGTCCGGCGTGTACTGGCCGCCGACGAACTGGGAGCCGCGCACCACGACGGGCTCATACTTCCATCTGATGCCGAGATTGTCGAAGGACTCTGCCGCCTTCCCCTCTAGATTGCTCTTGAACCACGTGCCGTCATAAAGGCACCTTTTGGCCTGCGGATATGCCATTCTCACTCTCAATCTCAAATGATGGGGCCGGGATTGACCCGGCCCCTCATGCCGCTAGAGCGTGCCGTAGTCCCCGGCGGGGGCGGCGGGCCTGATGAATTCCTCCACCTGGTTGCTCTCGCGCTCCTGACCGTCATCGCCGGTCCACTTGCGGACGCCGAGGCGCAGGCGCCCGGTCTTGCCCATGGCCTCGTCCCACGGGAAGCGGACCGACGTGCCGGGCTTGGTGTCGGCGGGGATGAGGCCGACGCACTTGAAGAACTGGGTGATCTTCCACGTCTGCGAATCGTCGAGGAAGAGGTTCTCCTTCACGTCGGTGGCGCGCCCGTCGGGCGCCTTGACGTGGAGGGTGTAGGTCGCCTTGTCGCACGGTCCGAGCTTCGCGCTGCCCGCGTGGCGCCCGCGCTCGAACTTGACCACGTGGAAGTCGTACTCGCCGGGCTCCAGAGGGGTGAAGCTGCTGTCGCTGGTCTGGGCCTCGTCGCCCCATCCGAATGCTGCCATCTTATGGCTCCTTTCTCGCCCTAGAAGGGCACTTTCTCGTCAGACGCGGCGGCTCGTGCCTCGCGCGCCTTGCTGATGATTGACATGACGCCCCGCCACTGGTCCTCCAGCCACTGGGCGAACGGCTGCTCCCACGTCTCCATGCGCCGCCCCGGCTCGCGCTTGCCGCGCGCGACCATGGCGGCTTCCAGTTCCTCCACCGACACGTTGGATTCGGCCATCAGGCGGAGAAGGCCGTCCATGTAGGGCGGCATGGCCTCTCGACGGGCGCGCTGCGCGGAAAGCTCATCCACGCCCATGTGGGCGGTGTCGGTCGGCTCTGCCGCTTGTGCTGCGGGCGCTTCTGGAGCTGCATCTCCCCGCACGGGAAGATGCGAGCGGACCGCCGCTATCCCGTCGGCGTCGAGTGCGACCGTCGACGGCAGGCCCCAGCGGTTCTTGGCGTCCCACACGGGGCTGTGGTCAGTTCGGATGATGCGCCGCCCTCCCGAGGCCTTCGCGCGCCCCGCGTCATCGACGGAGACGAACGTCTCGTAGTCGAGGAATAGCAGCGCGTCGGCCCACTCCTTGACCATGGCCGAGACGTGCTTATTGAGCTTCAGCTCGAACCGGTCGTAGGCACCGGTCTCGTCCGGGCGCTCGAACTTGCGCATCAGGCTGTGGCAGATGACCACGACGTTGAAGCCCTTGCTGACGCAGTGGTCGAGAGCGTCGAGCAGGTTCCTGAACTCCTCCTTCGCTATGACGTAGCCCTTACCATACGACCACGCCTCGATGCTGTCCTTCTTCGACTTCTGGCAGACGTGGGTCTGGCATAGCTTCTCCGCTGCGTCCGCCGTGTCGATGACGATGGTCGACGCGGCACTGACCTCATCGGCCACGAACCAGACTTCATCAAGGAGCATCTTCCACGTGCCGGGCCGCTCCAGCCGGACCACGTTGAGCTGGTCGGTGCCGTCCTCGACATCGATGAACACCGGGTCTGGCATCTGGGACGCCAATGTGGACTTCCCGATGCCCTCGCTGCCGTAGACCACGAGTCGCTGCGGTCGGCTGCGCTGCCCCTCGGTCATGCTGAATCTCACTCTTGCTCTCCTTCCTCAAGAAGGTCCGGCCCGCCAGCCACGATGGCGGCGGCCTGACCCTTGAAGACGGTCAGGTAGCAGTCACCAGCGAGCGGGTTGAGATGCCTCGCTTGGCACTTGGCGATGAAGCTCGCCATCTGCCGGTCGGATATGTCGTTTCCGGCGCCGAGTATGTCGCGCGCCACAATCTCGGGCGAGAGCGTGACTGGCGTCCCGTCGCTCGCCTCGTACCTCACTATCTCCTGCAATCTTCCTCCTCTAGAACCTGTACTCGCGATACTCAGGGTCTTCCATCGGGATTCCCGACCTTCGGTAGTGGCCGTGGTACCCACTCATGCGCACGCACCGCATGATCGCGGGCATGTCCGACTCCTCCGCGACGAGGTACTCGATGCCGCCGAGGTGGTAGGCGGAGCACGTCTCGCGGTCGGTCGGTCCGCGCGGCACGGCGAGCCTCATGCCGTAGAGCGTGCGGTCGATGACGTGGCGGTCGTCGCCCTCGGCGAAGAGGTCGCGGAAGAGCCCGTCCGCGTAGACCCACCACGGGCGGGGCTGCCTCTCGGCCCACTCGCGGCGCTCCTCTACCTGCCTCCTGAGCGCCGCCTGCCAGGACTCGTGGCGACGCGTCATTCGTTTTCCAGATTGTCGAATCCTCCAGCAATGAACGCGGCGAATGTCTTGAGAGTCATCGTCACGTACTGATCTGAGGCTCCACCAAACTGCCTTCTCTTGTGGACGATTACCGAGTATTCAGTGTCTGCATTTCCGGCTTCTTTTTCTGCCTCGCCGATCCACTCAGATAAAGACATTCTCTTGTGATTCTTGCACTCGACAACGACCCGGCTACCTCTGAAGTAAACTCCCCTGACGTCTCCAACGTCTTTTCGGCCCATCTTGATTTGTCTGTCTATATCAGAGTCTCCGAGGACTTTCGATAGGTAGTCCGCTACCTGTCGTTCGAATCTCGACCCAGCAGATCTGGCAGACGCCATAGTTCTTGGCAAATCTTCACCCTCCAAAACGAATGCGTACCCATTAGCCGTCCTTGTTCCACGAGTTCTCACCGAGTCGCATACCTGAGAGACTGAAGTCCCGCTTTCCAGGGCAGCATCACTCATTGACGGAAATCTCTTCCCATCGCTCCGAACGACTGGCTTTTTTAACTCGTCATATTTGCCAAGTTCCCACGCATCCTTGGCATAGGTATTTCCTCTGATTCTCTTGCTCTGCTTCTCCCTTGCTTCGTCATATAAGCCAAGGTCAAGAGCTCTGTTCACATTGCAGGACGGTGTTACCCACTCAAGATTGCTTGCTCGATTGTCCGTCTTTACACCATTTATGTGATCAATCTGGGTTTTGGCTTCCGGGTCGTCATTGTCGATGAAGGCCTGAGCAACGATTCGGTGAATGGTAAATGACTTCTGTCCTTTACCGTCTCTAAGTGTTATATGCAGGTACTTAGATGTTCCACCATGCTGCGGCTTCATCAGCCTTCCTGTATAGGATGACTTGATTTGACCTTGGTCGCTGACCTTATATCGGCCTTCGTAGCCTGGTATGTCCCTCCATTCAGTCTTGATTGTTGCCACCACCTCCCAGAAGCCCCACGACGGCCGACGGCAGCTCGGCCCCGAGCGCCGCGCCGACCTTGGGCACAGACACGCGAAGCGTCGTGCCGAGCCATGCGGCGGGCTTATCGTACTGCTCGATGCGGCACCCGTCCGGCAGCTCGCCGTCGGCGGTGGCGGCGTCCAAGACCGCCTGGTTCGTCTTGCTCGCAGTGACGAGACGCCAGAGCGCGTCGTAGCCGCCATCCGACTCGCGCAACCAGCGCACAAAGGCTCCCGTGTCGCTCATCACCACGCGCGTCCCGCTCTCGGGCTTGGAGAGGCGCGCGCTCAGCGTGCCGACCTCTTGGCCGTTGATGACGATGCGCTTGCGGTCTACGCCCTCCGCCTCGTACATCTCGCGCAGTGCGTCGTCCGCCTCCGTGCGCAGCGTGGGCGCGCCGTGCGCCCCTCCTCGCGGGTTCGTCACGTCCTTTATGGCCTTGCCCATGGCCTCGGCCACGGCGAGGCGCTGGATGTCAGAAAGCTCCATCTAGTGCACCTCCCAGCACTCGTCAGCCGAGTGCTCCTCGCTTCTGTCTACGATGGTCACGGAGCCGTCCACGACGCACGCGCCGCAGAAGGCGAGCTGCCTGCGCAGCCCCGCTGACAGCACGTCGCTCGCCTGCACCTCGTGGAAGTGGTCGCACTCCCAGCACTTGCCGCCGCACGGCTCCTGGGCGTTCATGTGCCGCTCCGCCGCGCCCAGCACGCAGCTCTCCGCCGCGCGCACGGCCTCAGCCTCGCTCTGCATCGCGCCTCGCCTCCTCCCTGTGCCAGGCCTGCGTGACGCGCGTCTCGGTGACGCCCGCCCTGCTGGCCACCTGCCACGCCGTGAAGCCCCCTGCGCATCATGTCGTGCGCCCAGCGCTCGAACGGCTCGCCGGTCGTGCATGCGGGCGGCCTCGTCCACCCGCGCGCCCTCATGCGAACCACCCATCAGCAGTCACGCACGCGAGCGCTCCGAGCAACATGACGACGAGAGCGGCAAGCGGGTGCTCGTCCAGCCACTCTCCGATGCGGACGGACGCCGGGTGAGTCCCGGCCAGGAACTCAAGCAGCATCACTCATCGCCTCCCTCGCGCTCGGCTGCGAGCGCATCCACGCGTCCACGTCAGAGACGCTGACCCATCCGGCTGATATACTCATGTCTTGACCTCCGTCGGTCGCTGCCCTCGCCGAGATTCCGCCTCGACGGGGGCGCTTCTTTCCTCTTGGCGCTCGCTCTAGCCGCCAAAAGGAAAAAATCGCCTGATTCTTTCGTTTCCCCGGCGCACCGGGGCCGTTCCACGCGCCCACCACGGCAGCGGCTCGGGCCGAGTCATGGAGAAGGCAAGTGAGGGATTCACAAGAGAGCAAAGGAAAGCGCATGGCATACGCTTCGGTGCGTCCCCGAGCCGCCACCGTGGCGGGCGCGCGTGGTTCTTTCGAGAGCGCCGGGGTCGGCGCACGGCACCTTGTGGTGGGAACGCCCGTGCGCCCATCCAGACGCTCTCGACTCGTGCGGGTCGTCGCAACGGAGCCCGCGCCGACGGTTCCCTTCTTTGGGGGAGCCGACAAGCCCTGATTCAATCGCCCCTGCCCACGGTCTTTGCCTCTTGCATCGGTCGGGGTCTGTCTTTAGTGTGCTATGTGCTTAGGCGGTTGACAGCCGCTCGTCAGTTAGACCAAACAGGTAGTCGACGGAGCAGCCGAACATCTGCGCCATCTCGCAGGCCTTGCTGGACGGGACGGAGGTCTCGTCCTTCTCCCAGCTCCGAATGGTTCTCGACACCACGCCAAGACGCTCGGCGAGACCTTCCTGGGTGAGGTTGTGCTTCACTCGCTCGGAAGCGATGTTGTTCATCGGCTTCACCTCCCTCTGGGTACTCACTTCTTGGTTACTGATGACCATAATAACAAGCTTGCGGATATTTTCAACCCAAATTGAGAAGAATTTCTCCGATTTATGGCTAAACGAAAGGCCCCTCCCCCGCCCCGCAGGGCGAGAGAGGGGTCAGCTCTTTCTATGTACCTACTCCTCCACGACGCTGTTGCCGTCCGCCCGGCCCTCGGAGCGCGCTTCGAGCAGGTCGACGGCCGGGAAGAAGGACGGGTCGGGGATGCCGCCGCGCACCGCCTGGAGGAAGCGCTGGAACTCCGGCACCTCCCGGCTCCCGCTCATCTCGATGACCGGCATCTCCCTCCCGTCGTGACACGCGGCGTAGACCCTCTGGAGGTACTTCACGACCTCAAGACTGGCGAGGTCGTGGACCTGGTCGCCGCAGACCCACACCATGACGTCGCACGCCATGTCGTCGCTCTTGGGAACGTTGATGATGACGTTCATTTCGTCTTCCTTTCCGAAGTCGATGGTCTCGCCTGCGGCCGGCTCGTCGCTTGCCTGCTCGCGCTCGGGCCCGACGTAGCGAAGCACGCACGTCCACCCGTCGTCGTAGAGGCCTCTGATGATGATCTCGCCACCGTCCTGGTCGCCGAGCGCCCCGTGCGTGCTGTGGTTCTCGGAGCGCACGGCCTCGGCGACCCTTCCGCCGCCCAGCGCAACGGCCACGTGCTTGCCCGGGGCGAGGAGCAGGTCTCCGCGCCGGGGGTTCCTCCACGTGTCGCGCGGCAGCGAGACGAAGTTGCCGGAGGCCACCATCTTCCGCTCCATATCGCTCGTGGACCACGCGCCGCCGCAGTCTACGCCCTGCGCGGCGTAGCACTCGACGGCGAGCGAGGAGCAGTCGCGGTCGCCCGTGGCGATGCCGTAGGTCCTCCCGTCCGAGACCGTCACCCACTCGCCCGCCGTGGCCCCGGTGCCGACGCCCGCGCGGTTGGGCTGCGAGTAGCCGTGGGCGTCATGCAGCGCGGCGTGCTCGGCGAGCTCGGCGGCGGTGTCGGCCACGCTAAGCACTCTTGCCTCCCTTGATGGAGTCGAGGTAGTGCTGCGCCTCGGTCGCGGCCTGCGTCAGGTTGTTGTTCTTCCACCAGCCATAGACGCCGGCCACGAGCGCGACGGCGCACGAGACGATGGTGCCGAGCGCGTCCGGGTCGACGGTGAGGCCGAAGCCTCCGGCGACGGCGCAGGCGAGCATGATGAGCAGGCGCACGATAGCGGCGACTCTCTCCCTGGTGAAGTCGGTCATTTCCCTCTCCTTCCTGCGGCTATGCCGCGTCGGTGACGAGCTCCCAGTGCGCCGGGTACGCGTCCGGGCTGTACGCCGTGTCTGCAAGCGCGATGACCCCCGCCCACTTCAGAACCTTATAGACCTTGTCGCTGATGATGTAGGTCATATATCCTCCTTAGTCAGTACCCTCCCCGCCCCCGATGAGGTAGCGGTGGATGCCGTCCACCTGCGAGGCGGTGTGGGAGGTCGTCTGTTCGATGTGGGTGACTGCGGCCCCCATCTCGTGCGAGCGGGCCGCGCTCTCGTTGAGGCGCGCCGTCATGGCGGCGGTCTGGGTGGCGAGGCTCGTGTTGCTCTCGCACAAACCGCTTCACCTGAGAGAGGGTCGCGAGTTTGTCTTTTGTCTCTGCCATTTGAATTCCACTTACTAGATGCAGCCGAAGGGCGCGATGCCGACACTGTAGCTCGCTCCGCCCCAGTCGGCGTTTCCGTTGCTGGACACAGAGCAGAACATGCTTGAGCTGGTGTTGTAAGGCGAGCGCTCCCACCAGCCAGACTCGGTGCCGTTCACCTTCTTGATGCGGTTCGAGGAGGTCTTGAACCACGTGAGCTGCGAGTTGTCTGACTCCGCCGAGCTGTTGGAGTAGGTAGTTGAGCCGAACACCTCCTTCTCGCTGAAGAGCGCGAAGAAGTCGGTGCTGGCAACGGAAGATGGTCCTCCGCCGTTCCCAGAGTAGGTGGTGAACTGCTTGAAGATGCCGCGCAGGGTGATAGGGATGGCGTAGAAGTACACGTAGTTGCACCACGTGCGTCGCTGGCATTCGTTCCAGCCGCCCATGGTGGTGCTCGAACTGTTTATATATCCGGTTTCATTCAGACAATCTTTTTGAAGGACGACGAAATTGCACGGCTTGCCAGTTGAGAGATTGTAGTGACCGGGGTCGGTAAGGACGAATTGGACATTCTGGGACGCATGGGCCTCCCCGACTCCGGTTGCATCCATCGCCGACAGATTGACAGTTCTGGTGTCTCCCACATGCCAGTAATCGCTGAGGTTTATCTGCCCTGCGTCAGCAGCCGCGACCATGTCGGCTATCTGCTTGTCAGTACCGGATTCCCAAGACACGATATCAAGAGACGGCTGCATCTTGACGCTGCATGAATCGCTTCCGCTGAGGTAGTTATCCGTCTCGGCAACGGACACGCTTACGGTTGCCGAACCGGACGCGATGTACGATACGGTGATGACGTTTCCGGAAAGCTCTATCGAGCAGAACCCCTCAGGGGACACGGATGCCGAGATGGTGCCGCCGCCAACCCTAGTCACCTTGATGGTTCCGTCTCCCTCACCATCCTTGATGGTAAGTGATGTCGGGTCGATGGAAAGCTGGCAGGATGCCTTGGCGATAGAAACTCGGAAAGAGCCTTCTACCGTTTCGCACATGTCTGCCGTCACTCTCCAGTAAACGGTGTACGACCCGGCGTTGATGGCTTTCGGAGCGATTTCAGACCACTCACCGCCTCCAACTCTGTACTCGACCGTCTGTCCAACGCCTTTCGCAGACACTGTACCGAGAATCTGCTCATCGCCGTTGTATGTGAGGCCGCTCGATGAAGACACGTCAGGGGACTCTATCGACCACTTCGCATACACGGTTCCGTTTGATGCAGGTGACGACCAGTCATACTGCTCGTCATAGCTCGTATCCGTGTACCAACCGTCGAACTCGTATCCGGTTTGCGATGGGTCTTCTGGCTTTGAGAACGTCGCATATATGCTTTCAGGTTCGGTTCCGTAAGGTGAGTCGAACGACATGCTCACTGGTTTTGAGCTGCCGCCACCTCCGGTCCTGTTGAATATCATCAGGCCCCCTTCCGAACCTCGATGTTCATGACCACATCGGACTCGGGGACGCTCACGCATGAGAATGTGAGCGTGCCGTCCCCCTGACCAGAACAATAGACATGAGCATCAGACGCCACTATCTCGCATGATGGGTCGGCGCTGCAAAAGATGACAGAAGCCTGTGTAACAGCGTCAACGCTTTTGGTGGCCGTCAGGCTGGACCAGTCGGATACAGCTATTGTCACGGTCGTGTATGTAGGCTCCGGCGCATCCTTCCACGCCTCACCGTCGACGGTCTTGGTGAGCACCTGCCCCTCGGTGCCCCCGGCGGGGAGCTGGGCGTCCTGCCCGGGGTCGCCCTGCGGCCCCTTGAGGTTGCCCTTCAGAACCCACTCGGCCATGACTAGACCCCCGACTCCTCGAAGCGGTAGAGGTTGCCCGTGGTGACGTCGATGTAGCACTCGCCGACCTGACCCGGCTCGGACGGGGCCGCGCTGCCGACGGAGACGCCGGGGCCGGCGGCGCCCGTGTCGCCCTTTGCCCCGCGCGGGATGGTGAAGTTGAGCACCGCAGCCGAGGTGGTGCCGCTGTTCTGGACGGACGCCTCGGTGCCAGCCTCGCCGGTGCTCGTGGTGCCGACGTTGACCGTCGCGGCGGTGCCGGGGACGCCCTGCGGGCCTCGGAGGTTGCCCTTCTGCGTCCACTGAAGTGCCATGATGCCTGCCTTTCCGGTCCTCTAGACCTCTTCGAACTCCCAGAGATTTCCGCTTTCGTAGTCGATGTAGCTGTCACCGGCGATGCCGCCCACCTTGGGCATCCCGTCGCCGACTGTGACCTGTGTCGCGCGCTTGACGTTGACCACGCTCTGCGCGCGCTCCGCCCACTGCTGCGCGCTCTCGGCGGCGGCGTCGGCGGCGTCAGCCGCGTCCCGCGCGTCCTCGGCGGCACCCAGCAGCTCGTGGAGGATGTCCGGCGCGTCCTCGGGCGGCACAGAGCCGTCGACGCATCCGGACTCCACCACGCGCAGCAGGTGGTCGCAGCGCTCGGTCGTGACGCGCACGGTGCCGTCCTCGCCGTAGCCGACCACGGACACCGGGAGCCACCCTGCCTCCGCCAGCGTCGCGGCGGGCACGACCACGGGCGCATCCTCATAGAGCGCGTCGTAGGCGCTCCCGCACGGCCCCAGCACGAGTCGGGCGGACAGGCCGTCCCACTCGGCGTCGAGGTCGAGCGCGATGGCGTCGTGGCCCATGCCGTGCTGCACGAGCACGGGCGAGTCGCAGGTGATGTGGTGCCTACGGACGGTCAGCGTGTGGACGTGCAGGTCAGCCATCAGTCCGTCCCTTCCCCGCCGATGATGTGTCGGTGGATGTCCTCCACGAGCGTGTCCGTGTGGCTCGTGGTCTGGTCTATGCGCTCGACGCGCTCGCCCATCTCGTGGCTGCGGTCGCGGATGCCGCGCAGCTCGGCCACCAGCACGTCGGTGTGCGCGGTCGAGGCGTCGAGGCTCTGCCGCATCCCGTCGATGAGCACGTTCGTCTGCCGCTGCTGCTCGGCGAGCATGGCGTTGGCCTTGACCCGCTCCGCGTCCGTCTCGGCCTGCCTCTGCTCTATCTCGATGCGCCTCATGCGCACCCGCTCGTGGCTGGGCACGACGTACTTTGCAACGATGTAGGCGACGCTCACGACGAGCAGCGCGCCAACCACCATCCAGCCGGGGGAGGACGCGATGCCCTGCCCCACACCGGCCCAGAGGTCACCCGTCGGCTCCACGGCCCCACCTCCCCCCGAGCCACGCCACCGGCAGAAGCGGCGCGACGCATGCGCACAGAGCCAGCGCCGCGAGCGTCGCGACGCCCCACCTGAGCTCGGTGCGCCAGCCGGGCGGGTCCTTCCACGGGTCCAAGATTGCCTCCTTACGCCGTTTCTATCCACACGCCCGCGAGGGGCGTGACCGGAAAGCCGTTACAGCCAAGTCAGCGGCACAAAGAAGTTGAAGGTCTCCCTGTCCGCAAAGTTCTCCTCCGACTCCATGCGCGCCGTGAGGGTCCTACCGGACAGCCCAATCTTCACGCCGCTCTGGTGGTTCGGGAAGGCGCCACTACCCCGTCTCACAAAGGAGCGCCCCGCCGGACCAGATTCCGGCGGGGCGCGCAGGACAGCGCCACCTTGTTATTTTTCTTTTTATTGAAGGAAAACGCATGCGTTATATCTGAATATGTAGTTAGCAGGTTCCCCAAGAAACACAGTTACGTCCCATGTGGTGGGATTAACGGCAACAGTTCGCAGCGACAGATTACGCGCTGCGTTTAAATCTCCGTTGCAGACATAAACCACGAGCTTTGCAGATGGGACTACAGACTGCATTCTTAGTGCAGAGAGAATCGAAGCTGCGGGGATAGTAAAATTATATTGCGGATTCGTAGAAATAACATCGCTTATGATTCCGAACGAACTAAGGTTAGCCATCTTATTTGCAACAGCATTTGCGGTTGATTTCGCTGAATCAGCAGTGGACTTTACCTGGGATACGGAATCCCAGAGGTCCGCCATTGGGAGCAGGACGTCGAAGAGCGGCACCGGGTCTCCGACATTGACGCCGTTGATCACGACGCGGTAGAGCGGGAAGTCGACCGGAGAGTCGCCGTCGAGGATGGAGCCCTCGTTGTACTCGGGGTCGCTCGGCGTGCCCGTGCTCGGCTCCCCGGTGAGCACGAGCGGGGTGACGGACTCCACAGAGTCGGCGGCCTTCTGGTAGCGCAGCACCGCGATGTTGCTCACCTTCTGGCCCTGCACGCCGGTGGGGATGGTGAAGCTCGTGGCGTCGGGCAGGCTCACGTGCCTGCCGTTCATCATCACATCGCCGTCGGCGACCACCAGCGTGTTGGCGTCCTCCATCGTCGCGGAGAGCTTCGACCCGGTGGAGAGCGCGTAACAGCCGAGACCGACCGTGCCGGCCTGCCGTGCGCCGTCCTCTGCGGACGAGACGTGGCGCTTGGGCTTGCCGCCGGAGTCGACGCCGTAGTACCCGGTCACCAGCTCGACGCTCATTTCTCCACCCCGCTCCCCATGAACTTGTTGAAGTTCTGCTCGTCCTGCGCCACGACGTCCTTGTACTGCGCGTAGCAGGCCGGGCACATGAGCACGGTCTTGTGCTGTCCGTCGACGGTCACGCGCTCGACGTCCATCCAGTCCGCGCGCGCCGGCGCGTCAGCCGTCAAAAACTCCTTGCTGCCGCAGCGGTCGCACTCGTACATGTCTCCTGCGTATCTCATGCCTACTCCTCGTCATCGGGCCACTGGGGCTCGCCCGTCTCGTATCCCGTCACGGCCTCCCCCAGAGAGACCTTGCATATGACCTTGGTGACCTGCGCCTCCACCCCGATGCCGGTGGTGGAGTCGTATGCCGTCACGCGGTCGCCCACGTCGAGCCCCGCGTCATCGGGCAGCGCGGCGGTGAAGGTGCCCTGACCTTGCAGCTCGGCGAGCTTGGCCCTTGTGTCGGCGGACAGGTCCCCGCTGCCGCTGTAGTCATAGGTCTGCGCCACCTCCGCGACGCCGGTGAGCGTCTGCGTCTGCGAGAGCGCGCCGCTCGCGTCGGCGTACCAGTGGACCACCTGCCGCGCCGTGCCCTCGCCCGCGCCGAGCCCGACCATGTGGTTGCACGGGCGGTAGGTGCGCTCGGCGTCGAAGGCCACGCGCTCGCTCGGCAGGTCGCCGTAGGTCGTGGCAGACACCGCCGACAGCTCGATGCCGTCGCCGGTCGCTCGGAAGCGCAGGCGCGCACCCACGGAGGCGCAGAGCATCCGCAGGCCGGTGTAGGCGTCGCAGAAGCGCCTGTACCGGTAGCCTGAGACCTCGAAGCCCGACGCCGTGGACGGCACGATGAGGTATCCGTCGAGCCCGCAGGACTCCACGACGGCCGTTATGCACGCATTGAGGTCGCCCGTGGCCGTGAGATAGGTCTGGCCGCTCGGCGGCACGAGCACCTTGCCCGCGAGCACGCCCTGCACGGTGCGGCCCTTGTAGCTTACCGACGACGAGCCGTCCTCGGCCACGCTCGGGCACACCGTGTCCACGACGCCAGCCAGCGCCGTGCCGTCCACCTGCCAGCGCATGTGCGCCGCGAGCGCCGCGCCGGCGAGGTGCGAGATGGTGAAGCGGTTCTCGTCCGCGCCGTAGGCCACGTCGGCTGACCAGTCGTCGGTCTGCCTGAGCGCGCGCCCGGAGGCGTCCATGACCACTACGCTCGCGGTGCCCACGGTATCTCCCCCTCCAGCTGGTAGGTGGTCAGGTCGAAGCCGAAGCTTTCATCCCACTGGACGAGCTGCGTTCTGGGGGCTATCGGCTCGAAGGCATACGTCCCCGAGCCGAGACCGCCGCCGCGCCGCGCCGACGAGAAGGCGTCCGTGCGGATGCCGTCAGCCGTGACCAGCTCCACCACGGGCTCGTGCAGCGTGTCCACGAGCAGGTAGCCGCCGGCGGGGACGGAGATGTCGAAGGAGTAGACGTTGCCGCCGATTGTGATGCTCGGCTGCACAGCCCGGCCCCATATGACGAGGCGGAAGGGGCCGGGGACCGTGCCCGGCACGTCGACGCTGCGCGCGGGCGCGGGCGGGCCGTAGTCGTACGGGTAGCCGTAGTCGTACGCCTTGCCGTAGTCGCTCGCGAGCGTTGACGGATCGAAGCTCGTCGCGTGCGGCATGGACCACGCGCCGTCGAGCAACAGCACGGTCATGGACGCGCGCACCCAGCCGTGGTAGCGGTTCGAAGGCTCCGACTTGATGATGTAGGCCCTCTGTGACCACCCTCCGCTCGCGAGCGTGCCGGGAGAGCCGGACGCCACGTCGCGGTCGAACACCCCGCGCGCGCGGTCGCACTCTGCGAGGTCGGTGTAGTCGACCGTCAGCGTTGCCTCGCGCGCCGCGCGGTACTGGCCCGAGATTCCGCGCCGACCGAGCGAGTACGTCCACGCGCGGCCCCTGATGCCGAGTCCGGTGCCTACGTAGGTCAGCGGCCCGTCGAGCTCCACGGTCTCGCCGGTTGAGCCGGTGTAGGTCAGCTGCGAGCTAATAGGCATACGTCACCGCCCCCCTCGCAAACCTCGCGCGCGTAGCCGGGTCCAGCGCAGCCGGGAGCATCCGAGCGATGAGGTCGATGCCCTCGTCGATGGAGCGCAGGAGGTCGCGGTCGCTCTCGCCATCGGGCGAGTCATCGTCATCAATGACGAGCAGCGAGCCGGTCGCCGTCGGCGTGGCGGACAGCGCCGAGCGGACCTTGGCCGCAGCCTCCGCCGCGTAGTCCACGACCGCGCCGGTCTCGGACTCGATGCCGAGGCCCCAGTCCTCCATGAGGGCCTTGCCCGAGTACGTCGTGTAGCCGTGGCCGGAGAAGGGGCCGTACTTCGCGGGCGAGAAGGGGAAGAAGCCGCGCAGCCACGCGAGCCCGTCCTGAACCGCCCCGACCGCCGCGTTGAACCCGTCGCGGATGCCCTGCGTAAGACCGTCAATTAGCGAGCGGCCAGATTCGATGAGCCTTCCGCCGAGGTTTCCGATTGCCGACACGAGCCGACCGGGGATGCCGCGCACGAACTCCACGGCCTCATCGAACTTCTGGCGTATGCCGTCGAGGAAGTTCTGCCCGGCCTTGATGGCCTGGTCCCTGACTCCCGCCGCCCACTCTTGGATGTTGGAGATTGCCTGGTCGAGCGCTCCCTTGATGTTGCCCGGGAGATTCGCGAACCACTCCTGCGCGGTCTGGATGGCTATCGGAACCGTAACGGTGAAGAACGTCACGATGGGACCGAAGACGCTCTCGGCGGTCGTTCGGATGCTCTCCCATGCCGCGTTGACGCCGTTGCGGAACTCCTCGTTGGTGTTGTAGAGGCCGATGAGCGCACCAATCACGGTGCCTATGAGCGTGACGATCATCAGCAGCGGGTTGGCGTTCATGGCTGCATTGAGAAGGTTCTGCGCGACGGTCGCCGCCGCCTGCGCGACGCTCATGCCGTTGAGCGCGGTGGTGACCATCTGGATGAGCGCCGAGATGCCGAGTGCCGCCTGCCATGCTATGAAGCCGCCGACGAGCGCGGTCAGGATGGGCAGCACGATGTTCATGTTCTGCCCGAGGAAGCCGAGAGCCGCCACCACGCCGTCGAGGATGGGCTTGAGCACGACCATGGCGGCGTTGAGCCCAGACGTTATCCACGTCGCGAGCGTCGAGACGGCGGGCGTGAGCGCGCCGGCCACCTCCGACGCCATGTCGGTCAGCGTCGTGACCACGGGCATGAGCGCGCCGCCGAGGTCGGCCATGGAGGACGAGAGCGCGTCCTGCGACTGGTTGTAGGCGATGAGGTCGGCGTTGTTCTGCTGGTACTGCTCGCCCGCGTCGCCGTAGAGGGCGTTCAGCGTGTCGACGACGAGCTGCTGGCGCTCGCCCTCGTCAGAGCATGCGGCGAGGGCGGCGTTGAAGGCGTCCTCCTTGGTCGCGCCGGAGTCAACCGCCGCGTTGAAGGCCGCCTGCGCGGCCGAGTTGCCGGAGAGGGCCGCCGACCACTGGTCGGTGGAGGCGTTCACCCAGTTGAGCGCGTCCGCCATGCCGCCGACCACCGTGCCGGTGCGCGCGGTCTCGTTCGCGGCCTCGGCCAGCGATTCGATGGGCAGGCCGTCGCCGAACTGCGAGAACGCGCCGGTGAGCGAGGTCGTGAGCGATTCGAGCTGCGCCTGGTTGTCTCCGCAGAGCGCGAAGAGGTTGCCGCTCGTCTCGACAGCGCGGTCGGTGTCGCCGAGCACGCCGACGAGGCCGCTGTAGGTGGCCTGCATGGACTCCGCGCCGACGCTGTTCTGCTGCGCCGACGCGTTGAGCCGCGACATCTGAGACTGCGCCTCGGCGGCGCCCTGCACGAGCTCATTGATTCCGGCAGCAGCGATAAGCCCGCCAATTGCGCCGACTGCGCCCTTGAACGCGGACGCGAACCCGGAGCCGGATGACTTGCCGGCGGACGAGGTCTGCTTGTCCACGCCCTTCAGCTCGTCGGAGACCTCCGACTGGATTCCGTCCATCTCGGGGAGAATCTGCACCCACGCGCGTGCCACGACGCTTCCGGCCATCAGCCGTCACCTCCGTTCCACCACTTGTCGAAGTCCCTGATGGGGATGGGGTCCTTGCCGACCACGGTCCCCCGGTCGCGATCGCCGGGGCGCGGGTACGGCTTGGGCTTGCGCGGGCGGTGCTTGCTGTTCGCCGCCACGAGGTTGTGGTTGAGCGTGGCCATGAGGTCGTAGAGGTCGGCGAGCATGGGCCGCAGCGACTCGGGCGCGACCCACTGGGCAAGCTCCGGCTCGACCTCGCGCACGTAGGCGGAGTTCACGTCGAGGTGGCGCACGAAGACGCCGAGCGCGCGCCACGACAGGCGGGCGGGAACGTCGTCAAATGACATCCCCGCCCGCGTTATGAGGTCGTACTCTATCGCCTCGCCGTGGGCTTCTAGCTCTCGGACGAGGCCTGCGATTCCCCCACGGCCATCCCGGATGCGTCCTGCCATCCGCGCATGACCTCGCCGAGCTGGTCCACGGTCAGCGACTCCACGAGACCGGGGCACAGGGTTTCGAAGAGGTCCATGGCGATGTCGAGCATGGCCTCTTCGTCGCCCGCGCTCTTTCCGAGCTTGCGGAACTTCATGGCCTGCTTGACGTTGAGCGAGCCGATGAGGGGAAGCTCCCACACCTTCTCGTCGCCCGCGAGCTGGAAGCGCCAGACCTTTCGTGCCGCGCCGATGGTGGAGATTGCCTCAGACATTCGCGCCCCTCCCCTAGACCTTGGCGACCTGGCCGTCGTCGCAGAGCACGTAGATGCTCACGCCGCTCTCATCGGGATAGCACGAGAGCGTGAGCGCCCAGCCGATGGGGTCGGTGGCGTTGAAGGTCACCTCGTCCATGGCGGTCACCTGCGCGTTGGGCAGGCAGATGAGGATGCGCGCCGCGCCGTCCTTCATCTTGAAGACCCACGCCTCGGGGTCGGGAAGGTGCGCGCCGAACTTAGCCATGACCTGGTTGCCGTGGGAGGAGTTCGCTGCCTGCGCCGTCACGTAGTCCTCTCCGAGCGCCATCTTGAACGTCTCGGCGTCGGACTGGATCATCGTGAAGGAGACCTCGCCGTTGAAGGCCTCGAGGACGCGGCGCACGAGCGCGCCGGACCAGTCGTTGATGTCGTTCGTGCTCATGTCGGGCGTGAGGGTCACGCCGTCGCTGGACACGTATCCGCCGTCCTTGAAGGCCCCGTCGATTGTGACCTGAGACGGGGTGAGGTCGGTGAGGGTCGGGAGCTCGGTGCCCACGGGGGCGTGGAGCACCGCGCCGGTGGTCAGCTGGTCGGGCGTGCCGACGTAGACCTGTCGGGTGTTGACGGACATTTGCTTGCCTCCTTAGATGGTCGCGCGGCACGTCACCTGTGCGGTGAGCTGCACGCGCGGTATTGTCGGGTGCGCCGGGTCCGGCGCGTTTGACGGGAGGCCGGTGATGTCCGCCGTCCTCCACTGGGTTGTGGTGCCGCCTGTCATGGGAAGACGTGCGATTGCCCCGGCCAGCGCGTTCGCCGCGGCCATCGCCTCGGCCCACGTCGCCGCCCACACGGATACGGTGACGTTATGGGCGTCCACGACGAGGTTCATGCGGGTGCCGCCGTCACGCTCGACCATGGCAAGCGGGAGAGTTGAGCCCAAGTCGTCCGGCACGGGCGGGGCACACACGGGGCACGCCTCGGTGGTCAGGTCGAGGCGCAGAAGCTCCTCCACGTCCACCGGCTCTAGCTGTGCGGTCGCCACTTGGCACCTCCAACCCTCGGCCACACGTCGCGCATCCACTCCTCGTGCGTGAGGCTGGACCTGCGGGCTGGCCTCTTCTCGTCGTCTGACTCGCCTGACGGCTTCTCCTCGTCCACGGGCTTGGCCAGATAGGCGGCACGACCGTCCCACGAGCGGTCCTTGCGAACCTCGTAGGCGACTCCGGTCCTGCCCTCCTGCTCCTGCGCTGCGTCGCGGGCCTCGGAGGCCACCACTCCGTCCACGCCGGAGCTGGTGAGCACGTCGGCGAAGCCCTGCGAGAGGAACTGGAGCCTTTTGACGCGAATTCCGGCCATCAGCCCTCCCACCACGCGAGCGAGCACTCGACGTGGCTCACGGCGCCGGTCGGCGAGACGCGCGGCATCGGGCGGCCCTCCACGGCGAACTCGCCCATGGAGGTCGAGAGCCGGTCGCCCGCCCTGATGTCCGCGCCGGGCGGCGCGAAGAGCGTGGCGGAATCGCTCACCGCCTCGCGGGGCTCGCCACGGTCGGTCATGGTCGACGCGAACTGCACGGAGCAGCCGGTAACGTAGTGCTCGACGGCCTTGGACCAGTCGCGCACCTTGGTGCCGCGCTGGTCGACGAGCGGCGCGCGGAGCACCGTCACCGTCTCGCGGCAGAAGCTCGGGAGCGCCATTACGACAGCACCTCCCCGAGCGTGTAGACGCGCAGCATCTGGAGGTCGCTGTCGAGCAGGCGCACGCCGCCGGACACGCCTGACGCGGTCTGGTTGTAGCTGATGGACACGTTGCCCGCTTGCTCGCTCTGCACGCCCGCCGGTGCGGCGAGGGCGTTGGAGGCCACCTGCGCGGCGACCGTGACGAGGCCGGGGGCCATCGCAGCCGTGATGCCGCTCTTGTAGCGCACCACGACCGCGCCCCAGCCCTCCGGCCACTCGCGCCAGCACGTGCGGCGGATGAGGCCGCGCGGGTCCCACTCGAACTGGCCGGGGCCGAGCGTGACGCCCAGCTCCTCCACCTCGGGGTCCTCCGGCATGAGCAGCGTGTGGAGCGCGATCACGCGACCGGGGCCGCTCGTGCGCTCCTCGCAGTCGAGGACGGGCGAGACGTGCCAGCCGCATGCGTCCCTTATGGCCGCGCTCACGCCCGCCAGCACGGTGGAGACGCCGGGCGTGTCGGCGCCGAAGCGCCCGCCCGTCGCCTCCTCCAGCTGGTCCGGGGTGATGAGCGGCGGCAGCGACCCATCGTCGGTGGCGACCGAGTAGCCCCACGCGGTCGGGGTGTACGTCTTTGCGTCTGCCACGTCCGCCCGCCTCCCTACTTGGTGGTCGTTCCCTTGGCCTTGTTCGCCGGAGTGCGGCGCTTGGCGCGCGGCTTGGCAGCCTCGGGCGCGTCGCACTCGGTTACGTAGGCGTTGAGCTTGCGGTTGATGTCGGCGAAGCGCTCGGGCGTCAGCTCGAACACCTCGCCCTCCTTGCGGTCCACGCCCTCCTTGAGGTCGCGGAAGGAGCGATTGACCTTGGCGTACATTACGCAGCCGCCGTGACGGTGACCTTGCAGAACGCCTTGGGGTAGCGCACGGCGAGCGCGAGGCGCTCCTCGATGCGGATGGCGATGCGGTTGTTCACGAAGTCGTCCTCGTTCTGGTTGGCGACCTCGACGGTCAGGCCCTGACGGCGGATGACGGACGCGCCCTGCTGGAACGCGCCGACGAGCACGGTTCCGGCAGCGATGGAGGGGGTGACGACGGTGCGCAGGCCCCAGATGGGCGGCTGCTCGGTGACGCCGCCGTTGCCGTACTGGCCCTGGAAGAAGCCGCCGCCATAGTACTGGTTGTTGGAGTCCTTGGCGAGGCGCAGGGTCTGGTAGTCGGTCGGGTTGATGACGATGCCGTCAGGCTGGAAGGGCGAGGAGGTGGAGACGGCGGTCATGGCGCGGAAGATGGCGTCTGCCACGTTGGGCTCGCCGCTCGCGGTCTGGCCGGTCAGGACGCCGGTGCGGTTGAGGATGCCCTTGATGTTGGTGCCGGAGCCGTTGCCGTTGAGCAGCTGGTCCTCCTCGAAGAGCTGGACGAGGTAGATGCCGCGGTTGTTGATGGCGGTGGCGAGCCACGGCAGGTCGTCCACCATCTCGTCGGACTCCTTCATCACCGCCGCGATCTTGCGCACGGCCTCGGTGACCGGCGTGGGGTCGCCGAAGCTCACGAGCGGCTTCTCCGTGCCCTCGGCGACGGTCGCGACCGCGCCGTTGACGGTCTCGGACTCCACGAAGTAGGTGACGGCGCTGCGCGTGGTGGTCTCCTGCCCGAGCAGGTCGGCGATGGTCAGGCGGCGGCGCGGGCCCTCGTACAGGCGCTCCTGCACGTCTGCGAGGGCGTCGGAGACGCCGGACGGGGTGACCATCGGGGACGCGGCGGTCTTGGAGCCGGTGAAGGTGCCGAGGTTGGCGGAGAAGCGGGTACCGGCCTTGACGCCGCGCTGCTTCATGCCCTCGGCGGCGAACTCGCCGAGCGTCTTTGCCACGGCCTTGCCCTCGGGCTGCTTGGAGCCGACGGCGCCGATGCCCTTCACCTTGGCGGCGAACTCGTCGGCGGCCTTGACGGCGGCCTCGGTCTCCTCGATGGCGTCGGCCAGCTCGGCGGCGCGCTTCATGGCGTCGGCGTCGCCCTCGGCGACCTTCGGCATGATGGACTCGGCCTCAGCCTTGAGCTGGGCAAGCTTGTCCTTGAGGTTCATGTGAACCCTCCTGTTCTGTTGTGCCTTGTGGTTAGCGGATGAGGCTGTTGAGCCTCGCTATGAGCGACGCGCGCGACTTGGCGTCCGAGTTGCCCGTCTCCGGGTCCTCCTCGTCGCCCTCGTCGGTGGCGTTGTCTCCGGTTTCGTCTGCGGGCGGCTCCTCCACGTCCTCCAGGAGGTCGCGGATGCGCCGCGCCGCCTCGTCGGCCTCGTCGCGGATGCCGTCGATGGCGTCCAGCACCTCGTACAGCTCGCGCCCGGTGGCCTTGCTGATGGTCGCGCCGTACTTGCGGCGCGCCTTGGACTCGATGATCTCGGCGTGTCGGTTTGCGGGAACGAGCACTACGCTCACCTCGTAGAGGTCGAGCTTGCGAAGCTCGTTCGCATTGGTGCCGTCCTCCAGCTCCACGGGTGCCTCGTCCAGCACGTCGTAGGCGAACGACATCTTGTAGAGCCGCCCCTCGCGGGTCAGCTCGCGGACGCGCTGCGCCTTGGGCGAGCCGTCGAAGGACGCGTGGACGAGAAGCCCCGTCTCGTCCTCCTCGGCCTCAACGGTGCCGATGTTGTAGTCCGGGTCCTCCATGTTGTGGCCGTAGAGCAGCGGGATGGGCTTGCCGCTCTCCGCCCACGCCCTGAGGGTGTCGGCGAAGGCCCCCTTGGCGATGACGTCGCCGTAGCTGTCCGGCTCGCGGTCGAAGGTCGCGGCGTGGCCGGTGAAGCCGCCGTTGCCCTCAGCGCCCTCGTCAGCCTTGATGGCGAAGTCCTTGTAGCGGATGCTCATAGGGTTACTCTCCAATCTGCCGCGAGCTGCGGCGGTCTCGCGTACCAGTCGCGTATCCGCTCGGCGGTGCCGGGCGGCCTGCCGTCGCGCTCGCAGCGCGCCATGCACTCGTCCATGCCGGGGTCGAGCAGCACGAGCCGCGCCCCGGCGTCGCGGTAGGCGTCGATTTGGGATTCGCTCGGGCGGCTGTGGATGACCCACGCGGGCCAGCCCTTCTCGATGCAGCGGGAGACGGCGGCTGAGCGGGCGAAGTAGACCGCGTCCGCCACGTTCGGCGGCGCCTCGTGCGCCCGGTCGCTCCCGAGCGCCCGCGCAAGCGCGTCGTAGTCCACGAGCACGTCACCGGCGCGAGCCATGCGGAGGACGTAGGTTGACTTGCCCGCGCAGGGCGGGCCGACTACCACGGTCAGCACGGAGCATCACCGCCTCGCGGCATGAAAAAGGCCCCTTGCGGGGCCGGTGGTCAGGTCTCTTGAAAATGGCTAGTCCGGCAGAGTCACGACCACCTCGCAGTGGCAGTTCGCGACCTCCTCCACGGGCAGCCGGAAGGAGTCGCCCGGCCAGTTCGCTCCGTTGGAGAACAGCTCGTCGATTGGGACCGTCTCGCCGTCGAGGCGGCGGTGCGAGCTGCGCGGGTCGCGGCTCGGATTCGTGCGCCACGTCTTCATGGCGCGCTTCTGGGCGCGCTGGCGGCACGCCTCGATTGAGCCCCACGCGGCCACCTGCGTGGCGAGCGTGAGCGCCTGCATCTCGGCGCGCGAGGTCTCGGCGATGTCGAAGACACCTGCGGGCGTTGAGCCCTCCGCGTCCTCGGAGAGGTCGCCGTCGATGGCCTTCATGAGGTTCGCGAGCGTGAGGCCGTTGATGCCCGCCGCTCGGCTCTCCGCCCACGCGCGGAGGTAGTTCCTCGTGCGCTCCTCGTCGTAGCTGTCGGGGTCGAGCCCCAGCGCGTCGAGCGCCCGCTTGGCGGCGGCGGTGGCGTTGGCGAGGATGGCTCCCATGAGGTCGTCGGCCAGCTCGCGGTTCCATCGCTCGGAGTCCCACCACTCGGGGTCTCCGTCTGCCTTGGTGCCGGACTTCGCCCCGATGCGCGCCAGCACAGACTTGCGCTGGCGGCGGTAGAAGGCCCGCAGCACGTCAGCGACGCCCTCGGTCTCCTCGTCGGTCGGCTCGGCCTTGGTGGAGACGCCCTTCGGGGCCTCCGAGAGGCGCAGCGACTTGCAGGCGTCGCACTCGCAGCCCTTGGACTCCGGCTCCATGACGTAGCCCGACTTGGGCGCGGTGTCCGTGGGCGACGCGAGACCGCCCGTGAGCACGTTGAGCGGGATGATGAGGTCGCCGTCCGGCTCCCTGGGCATGTTCATCATCGTGCGGGCCTCCTCGCGGGTCATCCACGGCCCGCCCACGGAGGTCTGGATGGCCGCCGCCTGCTCCTCGAAGCTGCCCTGCATCTTGGCGCGGATATCGAACTCCACGTACTCGTTCGCGGGGGCACCGACCATCGGCGCGAGCGACTTGGTGAGGCGCCGCTGAATCATGGTGAGCAGCGGCATGAGCGTGTCCGCGTAGAGCGCCCGCGCGTTCTCCTTGGCGCTCGCGTAGGTCTGGCCCTCGGCGTTCCAGATCATCGCCGGGTTCACGTGGTAGGCCGCCGCGCAGTCCTCGCGCGAGAGCTTCACGCCCGCCGCCCACTCGCCCTCGTGGGCGTTGAACGAGACGGTCTTGTACTCCATGCCGTCCTCGAGCACCGGCGTCTTGCCCGCGTTCGCGCCGCCCTTGGCCCAGTTCGCGGCCATGTCCTTCTTGAAGCGGCTGGCGGCGGCGTCCGACCACTCCACGTCCTTGGGGCGCGTGATGTATCCGTTGATGCGCGTCGCGTTCGACCACACCTCGCGGCGGTAGGCCTGCGCCTCCACCTGCTCGGCGAGCGTCTGGCGCAGGGACTCGACCGGGGAGAGGGCGCGCGCCGGGGACTCGGGGCGGTAGCTCGTGAAGATGACGCACTGCGAGGTATCGACCTCGACCACGCCCCCGCCGAACTCCATGTCCTGGAACTTGATGGAGCGGAACGAGAAGCCGTCGCCGCCCTCCCATGCGGTCACCCACGCGGGCGGAATGGGGCGAACCTGCCAGCCGGAACGGCTGGACGAGTCGCGCCCGACGAGCCAGATCACGCGCCCGTAGAGGCACCAGTCCGCCACGAGCGAGTAGATGAGGTCGTAGCCGGTCATGTCCGGGTTGGGGTCGGCGAGCAGCGCGGGGAGCGTGCCCGTGACGTCGCGCTCGCGGTCGCCGTCCGCACCGCGCACGTAGCACTTGGGAGTGAGCTGCGCGACGTTCTGCGATATGAAGTCAACGACCGTGCGCAGGTGCGGCTGCTCGGCGTAGAGCTCCGCGACGGTCTTGCCGTCCACGTAGGCGCGGGCCGCGTCGCTCGCGACGATGACGCGCGTCACGCCACGCGGGCGGAGGCGCGCAAGAAGGTTCTCGATGAGAGGCATCCGCCCTCCTTAGATGCTTATGACGCCGCGTTCGGCGCTGTACGAGCTTTGCAGCTTCTTGGGCTCCTGCCGCTGCGTGAGCAGGCCCAGCGCCATCGCGCAGGCCATGAGCGGTGAGCAGTCCTCGGGCGACTTGGAGCGGTCGAAGACCCACGCGGAGTCGCCGAGCGGCTTGGTCGCAGCGGTGCGAGCGGCCATGTCCAGCGCGGGCTGCGGGATGTGGGTCACCGGAACGGCGTCGCTCTCGCTGTCCGGCAGGCACGCGCTCACGGCGTCCCAGAACTTCCCGCACCACGCGGCGAGGTCGCGCCCCTCCACCTCGGTCGGCTCGATGCCGGAGACGGCGCGCAGCTCGTCTGCCATGGAGGACACGGGCGCGCCGCGCCTCTGCCACGCGATGCGCATGGGGCGGTACCTGTACGCGCGCTCGGCGAGCCACGTCAGCGGCCACGTCGTGCCGGTCTTGTAAGCGATTACCTCCACGTGGTGCCGACCGTCCGCGCGACGACCGGCGACGGCAATGGCGGCGTGTGTGCGGTCGCCGGAGACGTCGATGCCGAAGGCGAGCGGCGAGTCCGGCGCGATCTCTGATTTCGGGTCGACGCCAGCGTCCCACGCGCCCTCGGGGAAAGGCTCCTCGCGGATGGTCTCCACCCACTGGCAGAGGTCCTCGGTGCGGAAGATGCGCTCGTCATCGGTCGCTGCGTCGGAGGCGATGACGCGCTCGGTGATGGTGTAGCCCATCGACGGGTTGGCCTGCGCCCACCCCTCGCGGTCCCACTTGGAGCAGTCGGGGGCGGCGCTCCACTCGAAGAGGCCGAGCGTGGTGTCCTCGCCGTCCTCGTCCTCGTCGCCGCCGTCGGTCACGTCGCCCGTGGCGCGGCACCAGCCGTCGGGGTCGCCGAGAGCCATGTGCGCCTTGTATCGCAGGTGGCGAAGCACGACCGAGAAGGCGTCGCCCGCGTTGCTCATGCACAGGATAAGGGCGTTCGGGCGGGCGTTGGTGGTCTTGGTGACCGCTCCCCACGCCTCCCAGTTCAGGTGCTCGCGCAGCTCGTCCATGAGCACCACGTCGCCGGTCTTGCCGCGCCCGCCCCGGCGGGTGGCGGCTGCGACCTTGTAGCGGTGCCCGCCGTCGACGCGCAGCTCCTTCTTGCCGTTGACGCGCACCACCTTGTCGAGGAGAGGGGAAAGCTCCTCGTTCTCCTCAACGAGGTTGACCGCGCCCTCCCACGTCTCCTCGGACGTGTCGAGGTCCTGCGCGGTGCCGAGCACGAGCGCGACGCCGAGCACGAAGAGCGCCCACAGGACGATGACCTGCGCGACGGTGGACTTGCCGTTCTGCCTCCCGACCAGCAGCACGACGCGACGGAAGCGGAAGCCCCCGTCCTCGTCCGCCTCCAGCGCATGGACGCAGAACCAGCGCTGCCACGGGAACAGCTCGATTCCGAGCACGTCGCTCGCGAAGTCGATTACCGAGAAGCCGTAGCTCGTCTCGGGCGTCAGCTCGCGGAGCGGCGGCGTGTAGATGCGGGGCGTCTCCTTGCCGTAGAGCGTCACGACGCGCGCCCGCCCTTGATGGCGGCGAGGCCCGCGCGCATGTCGGCGAGCTGGCCGCGCCTCTCCTTGACCTCGGCCTTCAGCGGGTTGAGGCCCAGCGCGTCGCAGCACTTGAGAAGCGTTGACGGGCTTACGTTGTCGAACCGCCCCTTGCCGCTGCCGTCGGCGTCGACCACCGGCCAGCCGGGGGTGTCCATGAGCGCGGCGGTCTTTCGCATGACCGCGATCTGGACGGCCTGCGCATCGGCGTCTATCGAGCCGGAGGCAAGCGCTGCGGAGATTGCGGCATCCACGGCCTCCAACATGGTCTCGTGCATCTGCCCCACCTCCTACGCGCGGGCGTCCCCCAGCAACATCCAAGGGGGAGGGAAAGATTGCGGACGGCGCGGACTCGCGGCCGCGCGCCCTCCCAAGATTTGGACTCCCCTACCCCTCGGCTACGCCCCGGCCACGGTCACGGTGATGTTATGCGACCCGGACTTCGTGTCCGTCCACGTGCCGCCCGTTACCTTTCCGCTTTCGTCTGTCGTGAGCGCGATGGCGGAGACGCCGAGGCCGTCGGCACCGGCAGCTCCGGTGTCACCCTTGGCACCGGTCGCACCGGGGTCACCCTTGTCACCCTTCGGACCTTGCGGCCCCTGGGCACCCGTGTCGCCCTTCGGGCCCTGACCGCCCGGCTCCACGGGCTGGCCGTCAGCGCCGAACAGCGCGACGCGCTGCGGCGCCACGCCGTCCGGCATCTCGTCCATCTGCTCGACCACCATCGGTGTGACGGCGGGATCGACGGTCTCATCAGCCATTGTCTTCTCCAATCACCATCGTCTCGTTGGTATTCCGAGCGCGTCTCCGCGCACGGACCTGCCGCCCTGCCCGCGCGCCCTGTTACAGGCGGCGTGGGCAGGACGTATGTTGCTCTCGTCGTATGCCAGCTCGGGATAGAGGTTCACCGGGCGCACGTGGTCCGGCTCCCACGCCTTGGGCGTGCCTGGGCGGGCGCGGTAGTCTATCGACTACGGCAGCCCGCAAATCCAGCAGGGCGCGTCGTTCATGCGGTCTCTCGCATAGAGCTTCTTCCGCAGCCTCCGCCACCTCTGCGTTCCTCGCGGGTCTGATGCCATGTGACCACCTCCCCGCGATATGCAAAGGGCCGCCCGCTCCGGACGGCCCATCGTCTCGCGCATGTCGCGCAGCCTATATGTATCACACGAGAAGCGGTGTCGGATGGTTCCGCATGATTCCGCGTGGTGCTGATTTTCGCCCCTCGCGCGCCCCGACCACGCGGTGGTGGAGGTGGAAGCGACGCGAGCGCAGCGCGCCGACGCATGAAAAAAGGGCCGCAGCCCGAAGGCCACGGCCCTGATGCGCGCGCACGAAAAACGCCCCGAACGGCAAGCCGAACGGGGCGAGTTGATCAATCCAGACTCTTACCGCACCACGGGCAGAAGTGGACGGACTGGCTTCGGAACGGTGTCAGGTGGTTGAGGTAGTCGGTCATCCACTCATAGTCATAGTCGTGCATCGCGAGCACCCACCCGCCCGGCTCGGGGTACTGGTGCGCCCTGCCGCTTGGCTCGTACCTGCGCAGCGAGAAGCCGTCGGGCATCGCGCCGCATCTGTGCGTCTCGAAGCTCTCCGTCACGTCGCGTCACCCACACCCTCTATCGCCCGCTCCCAGCCGAGCGAGTCGATGCAATCAAATCCCCTCTGGCACATGTCCCGCAGCGACCGCCGCGACCATCGGCTGTAGCCGAGGAGCGCAGCCACCTCAGACCACGGACGTGCGTCCACGTAGCGGAAGGATATGCAGTCAGCCGCCGCCGAGCCCATGAGCGCATCCACGCCGCCCTTGCCGGACTCGCGCCCGTAGAGCACCGCGCACGCCATGTCGAGGAGCTGGTAGTCCTGCTCGATGCGCTCGGCCATGCGCGCCTCGTAGTCAATGTGTGAGTCCGTCGCGGCCATCTTGTCGCGTTCTCCGCCCACGGAGACGCGCTCGGCGTAGGTCTGGGCGCGCGCCCCCTCGCGGGCCTCCATCTGAAGCAGCGTGAGCCTCGTGCGCTCCGCCTCGCGGGAGGCCTCGCGGACGGACTCGAAGAAGTCACGTGCGTTGCTGTAGTCCTCGAACCTCGGCTCGCGCAAACCCTCCACCCCCACTTTAGGCTTTTCACATTCTACCAGCTCAGGACAGCAGCGCTGCCACCTGGTCCGCCACCGCGAGGATGCCCCACAGAAGGAGCAGCGCCACGAGCATCTGGGCGAGCAGCGTCACGCACCTCTGGAGCACGTCGACCACCTCCCCCCGAGCCACGTGGAGACGGCCGCGACGGCGGACGCCGCCACGACGAGCGGGGCGAGCAGCGCGAAGGCGATGACGCCGGAGCGCCCGCTCACCACCTGCGCCGCCTCCTCTCCGCGTCCTCGGCCATCACCTGCGCGCGTATGTCGACCACGCGGTGGTAGACGTCGCGCGTGTTCGCGCCGCCGCCGAGCTTGGCCGACGCGGAGCCGCCGTTCCTGCGCGCCCGCTCAAGGTGCTCGCGGTACTCGGCGGCGCTCAGCTTCTTGGAGCCTTTAAGAAGCATCTTCAACCTCCCACGGCCATGCGCCAGCGATCGCGCGGAAGAGGTAGTCGGCTGCCTTGCCGAGGTCGCGCTCGGCGCTCTCGCCGTCCTTTTCGCCCGCGCGGTCGAGGTACTTGACCGCCGTGGCGGCGCAGAAGGCCACGGACGGCGCCACCCCGCGTGAGACGAGTAGGTGTGCCAGCGCCTCCTGCTTGGCGATGGTGTTCTTCCCGGCGTAGTAGTCAGGCGTCGGCATGGCAGGTCACCCCCAGCGCCTCGCGGATGCGGCGGGCGTACTCTGCCATGATGTGTTCCCTGCGCACGCCAGCCGTCTGGTTCCAGACGGCCTGCTTGATTGGATGGCCCATCTCATCCGCCAGCGCCAGCAGCGCCTCGCGGTCGCAGCTCGGCTCTATGAGGTCGGCGAGTCGTGCGTAAAGCGCTGCGCCGCCGTCCTCTCTGCTCGTGTCCGGCAGGCCGAGCGCGTGGATGATGGTGTAGTAGCACTCGCCGCTCGACCATCCGCCACGACACTCCCGCAGCCTCCGCGCCACCTCGCGGCGCTCGGTGTCAGTCGGCATCGGTGTCTCCCCCAATCTCGTCCACGGTCACGGGCAGCCCGTCGGCGCCCACCATCACGCACACGCCGCCCTTGTATCTCGCCACGTAGCAGACGCCGGTCTCTCGGTCCACGAGCACGTATGTGCCATCGAGACCTATCTCGTGGAGCTCGAAGCGGCCCTCGAACGGATTGGCCTCGGTTGCCGGCTCCTCGGCCCCCGCCCCGTCGCAGCCGCCCGAGGACAGCGCCACGGCGCACGCGATGAGGACAGCGACGACAGGGAGCAGGACGCACCTGAGCACGGCCCACGCGTCCTCGAGCGCCATCCTAGTCGGCGGAGTCAAGGTCGCCACCCCCCTCCCTACGGCAGTCCCTCGCCAGCTCCATGCACAGCGTCGCGGCCCAGTCCAGCGTCGCAGCGGCGCACCCCCAGTCTGGTCGCGGCACGCTCAGGTCCCGCATTGCCGCACGCAGCAGCCTGCGCACGGAGGTCACGCAGCCTCGCGCGTCGTCACTACTCATTCCGGCCACCTCCCCCTGTACCTCTCGTTGGCGGAGGCACCACCCGGTCTTAGCGAGATCGTCGGGGTCCGACAGAGAGTCCCACCACCCGCAGGTCCCGCAGCGGCGCTTGGGCGGCTTGACGACGCTCATCACTCGCCCCTCTCCGCCAGCGCGCCCCACTGCTCGGCCATGGCCCGAGCGACGCCGGGGTACGTCTTGCTCCTCAGCGACGCCCTCTCCGGGCATGGTGGCATGTGATGCACTCGGTGCCTGTCCCTGTCGTCCATCGCGTCCATCTCCCCTCTCACGTCGTGCGTCGGCCTCAGCAGCTGGAGCCCCTTGAGCCACAGGCACGTGGCCTTCGTCTCGGGATGACCGAACATCCACGGCTGGATGATCTGGTCTGGCTTGCGGTAGAGCTTGGACATGATGCCCACGGGGTTCTCTATCGCAACCTTTGGCACGTGGTCGAGCGCCGTGAAGGCGAGGAAGAACCCGATGCCCATCTGCTGCCTTCCGTCCCGGCGCTTCTCCGCGAACCAGCGGGCGCCGCTGCTGCTGAGGTGCGTGCAGGGCGGGAAGGCGAGGACCATGTCCCAGCTCATCTTCACCACCTCCAAGGCGTCCGCCTGGATGTGCCACTCCGGGTGCCCCCCCGAGCACGGCAGGAGGTCGCAGCTGTACGCCTCGTGGCCGAGCCTGCGCAGCTCGGACGTGACGGCCTGCGACTCCTCGCAGGCGCAGAGCACCCTCATCACTCGCCCACCCCCGCCAGCTTCTTCGCGCGGCGCACGAACTCCTCGCACGCGCCGATGTCGGCGCGGCGTGCCGCATAGCAGTCCTGCCCCTCGTGCTCGTGGTATAAGAACCAGCAGACGCCCATATTGTCGGCGGTGGGGTCCTTCTGCCAGTGTGCGCAGTCCCGGCACTTGCTTTCGGGGCGCTCGTGGGTGAGCTGGTCGGGACTCCACATCCCGCGCACTGGGAGGGCGTTCGCGTCGGTCATCCTGTGCTCGCACCACACGCGGCCATCCTCGAAGCCGGTGACGATAAGCCCCTCGCCCGTGTTCTTGTCGAACACCGTTTCCTTGACGCGAATCTCCGCCCCGTCCGCGTCGAGCACCTTGGGCGCGGGGCTTTCGTCGCTATGTGATGTAAGCGAGACGCCAACTTTCTGCGTTTTTTGAAAGTCATTCAGTCGCGCCTCAAGCTCCGCGATGCGCTCGTTCCTGCGCCTGAGCGCCGCGTGGCTCTCGTCAATCTGGCGCTGGAGCCGCGCGAGGCGCTTCTCCATGCACGCGCGGGGCACGGGGTCCACGTAGTAGCTCAGGCACTCCCATCGGCGCTTGACGGCGTCCAGCCCGCCGTTCTCGCACACCCACTCGTAGGCCTCCATCGCGTCCTTGCGGATTGTGGCCACGTCGGTGACCTCCTCCTCGTCGCGGCCGCCCAGCGCCTCGCGCAGCTCGCGCGCCCACCGGGCCACGGGGCTGTCCTCCATGCCCTCGTGGCCGAGGACGTGGCGCTCCATGTCGG